GTTATCGTCTCCCAGGTGGACCAACTCCGCAAGAGTGTGGAATTGGTGAACACATGTATCAATAGAGACAACGGTGTGCCAGGTGAATTGGATCATCCCCAAGAGCTACAAATTCATCTGGACAGAGTGAGCCATAGCATCATCAAGATGTGGATGGACGGAGCCAATGGGATGGGCAAGCTCAAATTGCTGCCCACCCCTTGTGGACAAATAGCTACAACATTGCTGGAATGTGGAGTCAAGTTGGGGGTGAGCTCCAGAGGTTCAGGCAATGTGGACAGCCTAGGCAACGTCTCAGATTTTGAAATGTTGACTGTGGACATAGTAGCCAAACCCAGTGCGCCCAGTGCATACCCAGTTCCTGTGTATGAAGCATTGCAGCATGGTCGTTTGGGCCACAACATCAGAGATTTGGCGGAAAGTGTGAGACATGATGAGCGTGCTCAGAAGTATCTCAAACAAACACTGCTCCGTTGGGTTGATGAGTTGAAGATATAAACAAGGAGATCCCAATCCTATGGAAAAACAACTACAAGAACTTCTTGAGAATGCTGTGTTGGGTGAGGAAACTCGTACAGCACTACAAGAAGCATTTGCTGCCAAGCTCAGGGACTCAGAGCGCAAGCTGGAAGAAAGCTATGCTGTGAGATTCGAACATGAGCGTGCAGTGCTTGTGGAAACCATGGACACAATGCTCAACGACGTTATCCGCAAGGAACTCAACGAGTTCAATCAGGACAAGCGTAGTGTGGCAGCTCAGAAAGTCAAACTTGCCGAAGCCCAGAGACAGGCCCAGGCTGTGTATGATGCCAAACTGACCAAAAACGTAAAGATGCTGGAGAGCTTCATGCTCAAGCAGATTTCCGCCGAACTGTCAGAATTCCGCGCTGATCGTCGTCAGCTGTCTGAGCAACGTGAACAAATGGCACAAGAACTGAACGAAAGCCGCACAGCGGCTCAACAAGACTTTGATGCAAGAGTGGCCAAGTTGGAAAACTTTGTGCTCAAGCAGCTGAGCGAAGAAATCGCTGAGTTCCAAACTGACAAAAAGAGTTTGGTTGAACAGCGAGTGAAATTGGCTGCTCAGGCCAAAACAAAGCTGAACGAAACTCGTGAAGCATTTGTTAACAGAGCCACCCAGGTTGTTGATCGTACTCTCAACGAAGTGATTCGTAGTGAGCTGGTGCAATGGAGAGATGACATCAAAGTTGCAAGAGAAAACAACTTTGGTCGCAAGATCTTTGAAGCAGTGGCAGCTGAGTACATGAGCAGCTACCTCAGCGAAGGCACAGCAACAAAGAAGTTGCAGAAGCAATTGCAGGAAACAACCCAGCAACTGCAACAAACCAAGGTTCAACTTCAGGAAAGCGCCAAGCTGATTGAAGCTGAGCGCAAAACTGCCCACATTGCACGTGATCGTGCTCAGAGAGTGGAAGTTCTCAACGAACTGCTCACACCCCTCCGAGGCGACAAGCGTGCAGTGATGGAAAATCTCCTCAGTGATGTCAAAACAACTCAACTCAAAGAGAGCTTCCATCGCTACTTGCCAACTGTTATGAACAATGCAGCACCTGTGAAGAAATCCACACCAGCGCCCGCAGCCAGCAGATCAGTGGCACATTCTGGAGACAGAGTGAGTCTCGTAGAGACTCAAACACACACCAAACCCGAAGATAGTCAAGATCTTCAAAACATCTTGTACCTGGCAGGCATATCTGCTAGGGCTCAATAATAGGAGACAATACCAATGAAAGGCAATCTTTTTGAAGCCAATTGGAACCTGACCAAGCAAGCCCTCTGCGAAGGCCTCGTCGGCAACCGCAAGAAGGTCATGGACGTGGTTCTCGAGAACACCAAGAGAGACCTGGCCGCCCGTGCCGGTGGAATGCTCTTGGAAAATGCAACTCCTGGTGCAACCAGCAGCGGCAACGTAGCCACCCTCAACAAGGTGATCCTGCCTGTTATCCGTCGTGTGATGCCAACTGTGATCGCCAATGAGATCATCGGCGTGCAGCCCATGACTGGTCCAGTGGGTCAGATCCACACACTGCGTGTGCGTTATGCAGACACCTTTGGAGCTCCTGCTCCTGGCGTGGTTGCTGGTGCAGAAGCCCTGAGCCCATTTGACATCGCCAAGTGGTACAGCGGCAATGGCATCACCAACAACCCACGTGGTGCTGATACAGCAACACTGGAAGGTACAGCTGGCAAGAGACTGAACATCCAGATCCTCAGAGAGACTGTGGAAGCCAAGAGCCGTAGGCTCTCAGCTCGCTGGACTTTTGAGGCTGCACAGGATGCACAGGCTCAGCAGGGTATCGACATTGAAGCAGAAATCATGGCCGCACTGGCGCAGGAAATAACTGCGGAAATCGACCAAGAGATTCTCAACAGCCTGCGCAATCTGGCTGGCGTTACACTCACCTACGACCAGGGCGCCGTCAGCGGCACAGCCACATTCGTGGGCGATGAGCATGCTGCACTCAGCGTGCTGATCAACCGTGGCGCAAACCTGATCGCTGCCCGCACACGTCGTGGTGCAGGCAACTGGGTTGTTGTGAGCCCAACTGCTCTCACAATCCTGCAGAGCGCAACAACTTCAGCTTTCGCTCGCACAACTGAAGGCACATTTGAGGCTCCAACAAACACCAAGTTCGTTGGCGTGCTCAACAACAGCGTTCGCGTTTATGTTGACCAGTATGCTGCTGACGACACCCCCGTGCTGGTTGGCTACAAGGGCCCAGGCGAGATCGACGCTGCTGCCTACTACTGCCCCTATGTGCCACTCACAAGCTCTGGTGTGATCATTGATCCCAACACCTTCGAGCCAGTGGTGAGCTTTATGTCCAGATATGGTTACCTGGAGCTCAACAACACTGCAAGCAGCTTGGGCAACGCAGCTGACTACCTGGCTGGCATCGCAATTGCAATCGCCAACCTGAAATTTTTGTGAGCAATATCAAGGGGTTACGCAAGTAACTCCTTGCTTACACAATGTTCAAAGAATGCCTGGCCTTGTGTCAGGCATTCTCTTTTAGAACGTATCCATCCAAGGATATCTCATTTGACTGCTCTGCAAGTTGAATATAGCTTCTCAAACTTGAGCTGGCCACAATCCCAGATGCGATCATATCCTCGACTCATTTGAATTTCCCATTCAGTGTGTGCAGAATCAAACCCCTGTTTGACCAAACCACCCTTGGTGTGGCGAGCACGATGTTCTCTGGTTTGATAATCTCTAGTGTACCAATATCCGGGTGCACTTGTGTGCACAAACTCAAATCCCAGATTGTGATACAAATTACCCATACTCCACCTGGCATCAGCAAAACTGATCAACCTCTGTGGACGATATCGTTTCTCAAATTCGCGCAGCAGGCGGCTGGCACCTCCCTGAACCTGAGCACTGCTGGCATACCTCAACAGTTCAAAAGATCCATCTTGTGATTGATTGTTTGTGAGCTGTCTGAGTTCGCTCATACTCATCAGGCTCACGATATTGTTCTTGTATTTCAAACCCAAGTGTACAATAGCACGAGGGGCCCATCCTTGAATGTGATTGGTTTCCAAGAATGATCTTGCATCTGTACCTTGAACTTCCACAATCTCACACAGTCTAGCTCCTAGTTTTTGATTCAAATTGGCTCCTAGAATGTGTGCCAATTTTGACTCTACTATGCTGCGCTTGAGACACCATTCATCACTGAATATTGTGATCAGCTGATATCCTCGTGCAGCGCACAACTCCATTTTATTTTTGTGGTAATCTTTTTGTTTGCCGTTGCTGATTTGCGCATGCCAGTACAGTCCGCAATATTCAATTGCCAGTTTGTGACTGTGGATCACAATATCAAGCTCAAACGGGTTGATCAAACTTCGATTTGATCTATCCACTGACACCCCCAAACTTTCCACATATGCAGCAAGATCATTCTCCTCCTGACTGCACCATACTGCTGGCGGTGGAGGATTGCACATCCGGCATCTGGGGATATGACCACAGTAAACATAGTCATCAAAATTATGGTCACATACCATGCATTGAAACTCATAGTAGTTGCTGCCCACTGTGCCCTTGTAGTTTTCTGCTGATGTGACAAACTTGATATTGTGTTGAGTCTCAAATTTGTTGCACAGTCGGTTATAGTCCAAATTATCAGCCTTTCGTTTGATCCAGGTGTGCTGACTGGTAATACCTATTTCTTGTTTGCGTCTGTCTAGGTGGTTGATATTACTCACACCATATTTGGCCATGCATGTGGCCACACTTTTTTGTTTGACTGTATCCAGCTTCATGGGATTGCTCACACCATATCGCTCAACCATGGTTTGCTGTCCCTTGTGGACTATTTGTTGAACTCTGGATGGATCACTGTACACTTGTGCATGAGCTTGTTTGGCTTGTGCAGTTTGACCAGAGTTGCCCACACCATATTTTGCTATATTTGTGTGCAATCTTTTTTGATTTATCTCTGACTGTTGCTGGTCACTTATCGAAGTTTTTGAAATCATCACACTGCGACTCACACTCTCAGCTGCGCACTCACAATCAGCTGCTCTGGCACAAAACCCAAAGCCCAGTTGAATGCTCTTCCAGCTTCGTAGTTTGAGAGACCGATCACACTGGGGAGATTCGTCATAGAGGATACATCTCACCCGTTGAGATAGATTCAGAGTGGGCCAGGTTTGCGTTTGTTGTTTGATCCACACCAGTAGATCTGGATCGCGTTTGATTGCATGCCCCAGGTGCCTGGCACCAGTATTTTGTACGATTTGTTGTAATTTTTGTTTGAAGTCCATGATTTGATTACCTTTGAGCCCGTTGTATATTATATTTACCTGGACATTGGATATCAATTATGATTCTCGCAATCAAGGATTTGACATCTCAAACACATCCCAGCTACCATCAATAATGAACAAGATCGTATCAACAGCAGTACTAGCACTGTGCATGCTATTGCATTCTCCAGCCACACAAGCACAACAAACACTGTCAGGCACAGTCACCCAGGTCATGGATGGTGACACTCTGCGCCTGGGGGACCAAAAGATACGTCTCTGGGGTGTTGATGCGCTGGAACGCACACAAACATGTGTGAATCGCCAAGCTAGGACCTGGGCTTGCGGAGAAGCAGCCAGGTCAGCTCTGGCTGATGCTGTGATGTCCAAAACCATCACATGCACAGTTCGAGGCCGCAGCTTTGACAGACTGGTGGCCAGATGTGAGTCACAGGGTGTGGATCTATCACAGATGATGGTTCGTGCTGGCTGGAGCTTTGACTGTGCCAGATACAGCCGATCAGAGTATGCTCAGCATCAGCGTGCAGCTGAGGCAGCCCAGGTGGGAGTGTGGGGCCACACATTTGAACTGCCCTGGCTGGCTAGATCACGCCCCAACAGTTGTTGATCAATCCTTGGCCATCTCTCTTCTGTATGCATTCATGTATGCCTTGACCTTGGGATGACGATCCTTGGGTCGGATACGATCATAAACATCTGGATCTGTGTTCAC